TTGTCGCACCGATAAACAACCCGCTGACTATTACAAGCGTGGGAGACATTCCGAGCGGCGTGGCAGACACCACGGCAGAGCAAATCAAACTTGCCCTGATTGGCTACCAGACAACGCCGATTAAGGTTGTAGTGTATGGAATGGCAGTCAACGAGACGGAAGGAGAGGACTCCAATCTGGAGGAGGCTTACACCACCGCCATGAAGGCATGGGAGAGCATTAAGTTTGATTATCTTGCCATCCCGACTGTATCCACGGACGGGAAAGCGGACGACGTTGCGTCATGGGTAAAGAGCATGAGGACGAAGAAAAAACGCATCAAGGCGGTACTGCCACATACGGCAGCAGACAACGAGGGCGTTATCAACTACACCATCAACAAGAACGTGTATGGCGAGGACATCACACAGGTAGACGGCAGTATCGTACACACGACGACAGAGTACACCTGCGAGCAATATTGTTCACGAATCGCCGGACTGATTGCAGGAACGCCGCTACAGATTTCTGCGACCTTTGCACCGCTGTCCGAACTGGACGACTGCACACGTTTAGACGACATTGACGAACCGGTAGGAAAGGGTGAGTTTACTGTTTTCTATGACGGGGAAAAGGTCAAGACCAACAGGGCAGTCAACAGCTTTGTCACAACTGTGGAAGGCAAGGGAGATTCGTACAAGAAAATCAAGATTGTTGATGCCATGGATTTGATTGCTGATGACATCACAACCACGGTGCAGGACAGCTATCTTGGAAAGTACGTCAACAGCTACGACAACAAGTGTGTACTGATAGCGGCAATCAAAGCGTACTTTATGCAACTGAAACTGGATAAAATTATCAGCGACGATTACGAAGTAGGCTTTGATATCGATGCTTTAAAGGCATACCACTTGGGGACAGGAAAGTATACCGAGGAACAACTGGCGGCGATGACGGATATCGAGATTGCAAAATTGGATACCGGCTCAAGGGTATTCTTAAAGGCAAGCATCACCATCATGGACGCTATGGAAGATATTGATTTACCGATTGCGATTTAAGGAGGGAAAAGACAATGAAAGATTTCAGAACAGAGCAGGTCATCAACGGCACATGGGGAGAAATCTGGTATGACGGGGAATACATGGCAGAATTGATTTCCTGCAAAGCTGAGGTGACTTACAAAAAGTCAGAGATACAGCAGGTGCAGAAGATGGCAGCAGGACAGAAAATAACCGGTCTGGAGCTGAAAGGTGAGTTTAAAATCCACCATGTCAACAGCACCGTGCTGAAAAAAGAGCAGGCTGACGTCAGACAGGGAAAGACACCGACACACACCATTATCTCCAATATCGACGATCCGGACGCACTGGGAGCAGAGCGTGTCACCTATTTCAACTGCGTACTCGACAAGTTGATTTTGGCAGATTTCGAATCCGGAAAACCAGGAGAGCGGTCATATTCGTTCACGTTTGACGACTGGGATGTGACGGAAAGTATTTAAGAAATCCATGACGTAGGTACGGCACGTCATGAAGATAACATCAAAAAGGAATAACAAGGATAAGTAATGGCTGTTGCAATACACAGCCATTATTTTTTGCAAATGTGCCCAATTTGGGCACAAAAAGGAGGAAACCATGAACATCGTTGAAAAATTGATGAAGATAGACAAGGGAGAGTTTGACAAGAAAAAGACAAAGAAAATAAAAAGCCAGATGCTTTCTGAAATCTTGGGAGAAGATGCCGTCATCACGCTGGAGACGGTAGATCCTCAGTCGGTGCTTGACATGTCCGCAGGAGGCATTGATGAAGATGGCAACCCCATCATGGGGAAAGCGTATGACACAAACGCCCTGATTGCGTCCGCAGGAATCATTGATCCGCCATTGAAAGATGCGGAATTGTTAAAACACTTGGGAGTGACAACGCCGGCACAAGCAGCCAAAAAACTGTTTAAAGGCGAAGTCAACGGCATTGCGGCAGAGGTCAACAAGATGGCAGGATTTTCCGCAGAGCCGGAAGAAATCGAGGATGAAATAAAAAACTAATCGAAACCAATAGCGATGTGCAGTTTGACTACCTTCACTATCGGTTTTTTCATTGGAAAATCGGGGAGTATATGGGACTTCCCTACGGTGCAAAGAGAATCGCACACGCCTACATGAATCAGTATCTGGAAGACAGAAACGAGGAAATCAAGGCAATTTTAGGAGAAAAGGAGGGGTAACGTGGGGAGAGTCATCAGCACGGCGATACAGTTCACGGATGCATTTTCTAATCCGGCAAAGAAAACCATCGACAACATGAAAAAGATGTCACAGGAGGCAAAAAGGACAGGAAAAAGTATCCAGAGTGCAGGAAAGACAATATCAAGCGCCGGAGCAAGCCTGACAAAGACAGTTACCGCTCCGGTGGCAGGAATCGCAACGGCATCAATAAAATTGGCGGCAGATTTTGAAAAATCAATGTCTCAGGTGGCGGCAACGATGGGAACAACAACGGACAATATAGGAGACTTGACAGAACTGGCAGAACGAATGGGGCAAAAAACAGCATTTTCCGCAAGCGAGGCGGCAGACGGAATCAATACGCTGGCGATGGCAGGACTTAATGCATCGGAAATCAGTGCGTCACTGGAAGACGTTTTAAATCTTGCGTCGGCAGGCTCACTTGACCTGTCAAGTGCAGCGTCGTATGTAACAGGTGCAGTAAAAGGATTTGGAGATACCATGGACAATGCGAAAAAATACGCAGATTTAATGGCAAAAGGAGCGACACTTGCAAGCACAGATGTGGACGCATTGGGAGAAGCAATAAGTTACGGATCATCTACGGCGGCAAACTATAGTCAGTCGGCAGATAGCATGACCTTATCATTATTGCGACTGGCAGAACAAAACGTAACAGGGCAGACAGCCGCAACGAGCTTAAACAGAGCAATGTCAGATTTATATGCACCAACAACGGCAGCACAAAAAGCACTGGATAACATAGGGGTATCTGCATACAACGCAGATGGTAGCGCAAAGGATTTCAACACTGTCGTAGATGAATTATCCGGTGCATTAAAAGGAATGAGTGAAGAACAGGCAAACACTGTGAAAAGCACAATCTTTACGACAAACGGCATGAGAGCGTTTAACAATATGACAGCGTCAAGCAGTAAGAGAGTGAAAGAATTAAAAGCAGGGCTAGAGTCTGCCAGCGGAAGTGCAGCACAACAGGCAGAGACACAGATAGACAACCTAAGCGGTCAACTGACAATTTTAAAATCAGGATTGGAGGCAGCAGGGATTGCCATAGGAAACAAACTGTTGCCGTATATTAAAAACGCAGTACAAATGGTGAAGAACGCAACAGAATGGTTTAACAGTCTTTCCGATGCACAAGTCACACAGATTATGAAGTGGGCGGGAATAGCCGCCGCTATCGGTCCTTGTTTGGTTGTGTTCGGTAAAGCGGTATCCGGTGTAGGAAAGATGTACATGATGTACAGCAAACTGACGGGTGCCATCGCAAGTGCGGGAAGTATCATGAAACTTATGACAAGTCCGGCGGCAATCGTTATCGCAGTTTTGGCGGCGATTGCACTAGCGACAGTCCTTGTAATCAAGAACTGGGATAAGATAAAGCCTGTTGTCATGAATGTGAAGCAATGGTTCACGGAAACCTTTGGGGACAGCATCAAAAAGGCGATGAATGTGTTCCATGATACGTTTCGGAAGGTCATGGACGGCGTCTCGACCGTCTTATCGAGGGAAAAAGGCTTTATTAACGGCGTGAAAGAGACAGCGATACCGGTGATACAGGATATTGCGTCGGCGGTCAAAGGAAAATTACCGGGAGCGATTTCCGCGATAGTACCGATTGCCAAAAGCGTATTTTCCACCGTGGAGAATGTCATCAAGGCGGCAGTGCCGCAGGTTATCAAAGTGGCAGGTACAATCAAGGGGGCAATCGTCACGATAGCACCGGTTATCAAGGGTGCTTTTTCTAACATAAGAAACATCATGGGGACAGTTATCCCGCCGGTCATGAAAGTGGCAGGTGCCGTTGTAGGTGCCATTGTCACGATAGTAGAGAAAACATTGCCGGTTATTCAGAAAATAGCCGGAATGTTTCAGGCGGTATTTTCAAGGATTGCCATAATCGTAAGGACTGCCGTCAATGTACTCAGTCCGATACTTCAGGGGATTGCAACGATTGTATCCAATGCACTTCGTCCGGCATTTAACCTGATTGTGGCGATTGTACGACCGGCTATGAAGATGGTTGTCGCAACCATCGGAAATGTACTTTCTACGGGAATCGACATCGTTATATCTATCGTGAACGGATTGAAAGACATCATCGGAGGATTGATAGATACCATCGGAGGAATTGCGGATTTTGTTGCCGGAGTATTTTCAGGGGACTGGAAAAAAGCATGGCAGGGCGTACAAGGGATTTTCAAGGGAATCTTTGAAACGCTGGGCGGAATCGTAAAGACGCCACTTAATATCGTCAAGAATCTGATAAACGGCTATGTAAAACAAATCAAGAGCATTGTTTCCATTGCTATCAATAGTATCGGTGGAGTTATACAAGGCGTTGTGGGCATTGTCAGAAGCGTTGTGGGGAACATAAGCGGTGCGATAAGCGTTATCACAGGCGTGGCGTCCAGCGTGGCAGGAACGGTCAAGGGAGTGCTTTCTGGAGCGTTTGACGTGATACTGACGGCAGCAGACAGCGTGATAAAACGGTTCCGTCCGGCATTTAGCATAATTTCCACCATCGTCAAGACCGTGCTTGGGGTTGTAAAGAAATTTATACGGACAGAGTTTACAGGAATTTTAGTCATCATCACAACGATAGTGGAGAGCATTAAGACGGTTATCAACGG